TTATTGAAATACACGCAAAAAGAAATAAACATATATATTTCATACCTTCAATATACAATTTATATAAGTTACATTATGAGATTAAAATGCAAATACGAAATTATAAATAATATGTGAAATATCCAAAAATAATCTAGCAGTAAAAATAATAGAGAAGAAAACTACAAACACTATCGCCTCATATTTCCCTTTTCTTTACCACATAACTAAATTATAGCTTATTCCTACACCAACATACCAACCGCCCGGATAACTGCATCCTGTCTGCAAGCCTAATCCCCAACGTTTGTTTTTCGGTTTAAGAGTGATGATTTCCTTTTCTCCGTAGACTTCCATGAAATCAAGACTAGGCTTATATCCACTGACTATTGCCCTGTAATCATTTGTCTTATATTCTTTGCTTGTTATCGGGATAAGTACCGGAACCGTATCTCCTTTTATGGTCTTATCGATAGTTGTATCTATCAGAATCGGTAAATATACCGTATCTGTCCTCTTTAGTGTCTCCTTAACAGGCAAAAGTACTATATCAACTATAGTATCCCGCAGTTTTACCGTATCTCCTTTCGTATAGACAGTCGAAGGATCGTGCGGATTACATTGCATCCACACGAGTATGCCAAGTAACAAGCATACTAATATCCAAGGTAGTACTTTCATGGTTTAACTACTATATTGCGTAAAAAGTTGGTAAATTCGCTCCGGACATCGAAACATGGACACGCTTTGATATATTCTACTGGTTCAATCTCACCATTTCCATTAATATCTGGAGACGTATCCCGGTGCCCCAATAACTCTACTATATCATATTCCCTACATAGTTTGGCTACAAGATCACAAAGGGCATTCTTTTGCACTTCGGTTCGAGTGTCTTTTGGATGTCCGCTTGCATCAAGTCCACCGATGTAGCAGATACCGATACTGTGTTTATTATAACTAATACCGGAAAAACCTTTTGTGTTACAATGCGCTCCGTCAATGGATAATGACCGACCGTTTTCTACGGTACCATCTAAATCAATTACAAAGTTATAGCCAATTTGATTAAAACCACGTGCCCGGTGCATCCGGTCAATATCCTTAGCTCGCAAGTCTTGTCCGGCACGTGTTGCCGAGCAGTGAATGATGATTGAGTCTATATCTTCTCTCTTCATATTCTTTCCTCCTATATAATTAAAATCAATATTAAAACTTGAATTAGTTGCCCGATAGCTCCACCGATTAATGTTGCCACAATATCAAGCCAATCCCATTTCCCACCCCAATCTCTGTCTTTAAATTCCATTCCTGCCGCCAATCCTGCCACAAATAAAATAGTAAATAGTGCCCCTGCTGGAATAGCATACAGGAGATGTTTAGGGCGATTACTTTCCTTGATCCAGTTCATTATTTACTCTCCTTTTCACTTCCGTTTTTTCTTTTTCGGATATATTCCCAATCATACTATTAATTTTAGTTCTGACATAGACAGGGATGCCGAAAACAGCTCCCGACCATATCAAGCATTGTGCAAAGAACCATAATACAGTATCATGAATGATACCTAAAGGCTCAACTAAAAAACCTGCAACTGACACCCCCACTCCTGCGAAGAGCATTCCCACAGCAGACCAAATCATGATATCGTCTCTCGTTTCCCTTTTCATTTCCTCACTCTTTTAACTTATAAAACATACTCGATAAGGCTTAACAGAGTCACAACAATGTTTATCCTTTGGATTATCTGATTCCTTAAATAACTCGTATACAATATGGAAATCCTCTATAAAAGCATCTGCTTTCCCACGTTCCTCTTCCCATCGCTTATTTTTGTTATAGTCTGGCAATATCAACGACCCGTTGTATACCTGCGTTTTCAGTCCTGTAGATGTGCTTTTTTGGTCCGCTATCTTCATATATCGCACAAACGCATAGTAACATAGGATCGTATAAAGAGGAACTATATTGTAGTTTTTCCCGGCTATTACGATATCTAACGAATAATTAGAATCAGAATCGGTTCCGGCAGGGATATCACTCTCTCCTTTTCCACCTCCTAGCTCACTCGATACCGAAAAGAATGTATCACCGCAAAGAGCTACTTTTATATCGAGCTTATCTGCCTCTTGAATGCATTTGTTTATCTCTGTGTCCTTAACATCTGCTGCGATATCAAAGATTTCACGGAACTTCTTGATTACTTCGGAAAAACTATTCATTTGGGTCTGTTTTAACGTTTACTATCGAGTTAGATTCTTCTAATTCGTTATAAATTTCACATACTTCTGTTGGAAGGTCTAAGGCACGCGCAATTTCCCGACTCAACTTACTACGAAGTTTCGTCACAGAACGACGATAAACTTTCTGCATTTCCTTCACGACCTCGCCGGACGCATTGGAGAATGAAATCAAAGACGAGTCAACCAAAGGAATAGGAATATTGTAGGCTTGTGAAGCGATATCCTTTTTTAGCGGTTCGTTGTAAGCCTTATACAGATTAGCGTCAATCGGTACGCCCAACTGGTCTACCTTAATAAATGGCTTATCAGTCAGAGCATTTTCATCACGGACCAATACCGCTGATCCTGCCCCTTGCGCTCCCATTATATCTTTTATCCCCTTAACAAAAGCGTCCTGTTCCTCCTGTTCGGTAAATTCTCCGTGAGAAATGATGCTGCACATGTGGAAACCACGTGTAAGCGTCCGTTCTACATAAGTAGAGTTCATCGCTTCCGCTTGCATCTCGGACTGGACTGAATGAAACGGAGAAAGCGGATAGGGCTTCGTAGTGAAGAAGTTTATGTACAAAAGCTGTCCGGGGTGATTCTCAATTCCGCCGAAAAACTCTACTTCATCCGCAAAGTTATCTGGATTGAACGCCGGATAGGTAACTGCCGTTTTATCCAATTGGGTAGACTTGATATTTTGACGATCCCAATTGTTAAACACTACGTACTTATGAATAACCGGATTCGTTAAGTAGTCTTTATTCAGCCCGGCACGGACGTATTCGAAAGGAACGGGATAAATCATTTTAGGGCGATAATCACCTCCATACTGGACAATTAGAGCGCACCCTCTGAAACGAGCTACGTCATATGCCAGCATATTCAGTATCTCGTCCATGTTATCTCCGTGGGCGTTCGTCATTTCGCCAAAAACACGGTTTTTAAAGCCTTCACATTCTATCGCTTCGCTCAGCCGTTCCACACTCAAAGAGGCGGTTTTGCTAGCATATATAAGTTCCGATAAAATTTGGGGGTATAGGTTTCCGTCCCCATACCCCACAATCTTTTCGGAAACCTTAGCGTTAACTTTGAGCGCTCTATCTACTATTACGTTTACTTTCTTGTGAGCTATCATATTAACGTTTCCTTTTAGTTTATTCCAGTTCCTTCATAATCTCGTCTACTAAAGCCTCCGGTGTTGTTTCTACTGAGGCTTCCGGTTCAGGATCAGCGGGGGTCTCCGGTTCTACGGGCTTCTCTTCTTCTGGAGCTTCTGTTTCCGGTGTTTGTTCCGGTTCAGGATCAGCGGGCAAAACGGTCGGTACGTCCTCCTGTGGTTCTATTGGACCTAAGTCCTCAAAGTAGGATTTATAAACCGGATTTTCTTTCATGATTCGTTCGGCGATGGCGTCCGTACAATTAAATGCACGGTAAACAACTCCGTCCGCCACATGATTGATAGATAGTCCCGGTTTCATTACGTAGCGAACGTGTATGCCCGTCAAGTAGTGATCCTCATACCATTTCTTCGCGTACGCACGATCCATATGGCACATAGGGTCCAGTTTTAGATGCGTAATACTTTTACAGAGATTCAAAATCTCGAACTCGTCCGTTAAGCGAATTAATTCGCGCACGGGCTTGATATCTTTTGTTACAGTTTTCTTTGCTCTTGCCATGATTATACAGTTTTTAAAGAGTTATACTGTGCCGCCGTAATACTATAATGGAAATCTCCGCAAGACCCGTCCGGCGTTTTTAAAGTAGCGGTTGAAACTCCGTCTGTTGAACTATCAGTTGATAAATCTGAGACCTCTAACGGCGAGTTACATCCCAAAATGAAATATTGGTTGTTTTTTGTTCTAATAGCAACCAAAAACGATCCAGAAACCAAAGCGATAATGTAGCTAACTACAGGTAACGATGAAAGAAGTTTCATGACTACTGATATTTCCAACATAGTAGGAGCATTGTCGTTTGCCCGCGATGCCTCCGTCACTTGAATAGAGTTTTTTACGGATTGAACGGTATATCCCCTGGTTCCGGCTTTCATTGTTACTACTGCCTGTCCTGTCGTAGAAGATACCGAGATACTAGAAACATCTTCGTAGTTCAATATTACGGCTTCTTCTACTCCGGCAATTCCAGAGATTAAACCGGGATTAGCGCAATCAAACGCTAAATCTTGTGCTATCTTCTTTAAACAAGCCATAATTATGATGATTTAGACACTAGAGTATTCCATGTAGCCTCAGTGATTGATGCACGGGCTTCTCCTAGAACGTTCTCAGGTGTGGTTAACGTAATGGCGGTATAGCCGCCGTTATCATTTGCTGATTCTTCCAGTCCGGATACCTCCAAACCGTAATTACAGCCATAAATACGGTAAACACCTGTTTCAACCATTTTTGCAACCGCCACAAGGCGAGAATTGAGAATGGTATTGATAAACACGTTTTCCGCACTCGTTTTCTTATACACGGTAAAATTAACCGATTGTTCCAGCGCATTCGGGGCGTTTTCGTTAATTCTTTGGGCTTCTGTAGCATTTGCACCCTTTCGGATAGACGCTACCCGGATAACCTTGCCCGAAACAGTCAACGTGATAGTAGCGATACCGTTGGCGATGGAGATAGATTGGATATCTGAGTAGTTAATAAGCAACAAATCAGCTATTCCAACTGCTCCACCTAAACAATCGTAGGTTATTGCACCCGTGATATTACTAATACATCCCATGTTGTTAAGTTAATTTATTAGCTTCTAAATACGTCCAAACAGCAGGTAAAGCAACTATATTGCGATCCCCCCTAGAGTTATCCGGTGTTTTCAGCGTTACGGTATCGAAACCGCCAGCCGCCGAAGTATCTCCATCCATGCTTGCCACTTCCAGCCCGGTATTAAGTCCGGCAACTTTAATGTTACCGCCGTCTTTGAGTTTTGCGAAGGCTACGTAATTCCCGGATAGCAGTGATTCCTTAATCGCTGCACCGTCAGAAGTCTTATCGTAGACCGTGATAGTAACCGTCTGTTCCATTCCGGCTGCACCGTCCAGTGTACGCAAAGCGTCCACTACTTTTGCGCCATTCTTGTAACAGTCAACCGGAATTGCCTTTGCACCGGATACAAGGACGATAGAGTTTAATGTCACGCCATCGCCACCCATTACAAAAGAAGACAATTCCGATTTGTTAACAAGGTACAGCCCAGCCAAACCGACTGAGCCGCCCGCACACCCAAAAACGATAGCCTTATTTAATTTCATACATGCCATAGTTTTCGGTATTAGTTGTTATGCTTTCGCTTTTGTTGCAAGTTTCAAAATAGACGGAATAGCTACCATTACGTCCGCAGCAAACACAGTTGTAGAGTAATACTTGCGGTCTTTCGCATCTTGAATGAACGGTTTAATGTTCACGCTTGAATCTTCCAAAGCGATTTGGATATTACGTTTCGGAGTAAACGCGATAAACGCATCTTCATCTGTTGCATCTGCGATCATAGACGCAGAAACATGAGGAAGTTCATTGATCTTGTATCCTTCTAAAGTGTACACAGCTTTTCCGTTCTCGAAATGCTCCTGAGCAGTTGTGTTGTCCTTACTCTGAACTAAGTTCTTAAACAGGCGCATTACATTAGAAGTCACGAAGAACTCGCTAAGTTCCTTTTGATCGGGACGTTGTGAATCAATAAGTTTCTTCATGGTATCCTCTACGCTAGCCGTAGTCAACTGCAAAGGAAGGATAGTTTCTGCGCTGTCCTTCATTTGCTTAATGAAACCACCATTTTTGAAAATATTGTAAGCAACATCACCTGTCTTAGTTCCGTCCAGCCATGCGAGACGTAGCAAATCAGCCTCCAAAACTTTCAGTACTTCCGAAGCCATGAAACCTGCCAGTTGAGTTTCATCGAAGTCATCCGACAAATGAATACCCTTAGCTACCATCTTCCCCCACAAATCTTGTAAACAAACAACGATAGGTAACTCCAAAGGCTGGAAGTCATAGTACTTTACATGATCGGACATATCTGTGTACTCATAAGTACCTTCACATCCAGCAGACTTACGAAGTGCCTTATCTTTCGCTACAAAAGTAACAATAGGCGTTTTATTGTCAAGTCCAGAGAGAACGGTTGCACCGCGTTCCATTTCGCCAACCAGCCCGACAGTCAAAGATATGACGTCAGCCAGTGAGTTAATATTCAGATTATTTAAATCCGTAAATGTCATTGCCATAATTTATAGTCTCCTATGATTTTAGTGTGATTACTTTTCTTTTGCGAACTTAACCATCGCCTCCCGCGCTTTCTTGCGTGCTTCCTCGTTAGAAAGCTGCGTTTTTTGTGCATCTGTTTTCGGTTTGCCTCCCACCGTACGAGTTGCAACAGGTGGCGTTTTCGTTTGCTTGGAAAGCATTGTTTTAATCTCACTCAAAGATGATTCAAGAGCAGTTAGACGCTGAGAAAATTCGTCCGGTGTCTTGGTTTCTGTCTCCGGTGTTTCCTCCGGCTTTTCGTCCATGTACTCTTTGAACTCGGCTATCTTGCCATCTTTGATCACGAGAACGATTTTTCCCTCTTCCGGGATATCAACGGTGATCTCACCATCTTCCACGGCGGTTCCGTCCTCTTTTACTACTTCGTCACCTACGGCTGCCTCTTCTCCTGCTGCCTTAATAGTGATCTTTTCACCATTAACCGTTTCTACGATTTCCTCTTTAAGCTCCGTTTTCTTTGAAAAGGTGCTGATAATGCTTGATAAAAGACCCATTTTATTCTTTGATTTTTGGTTATTAAAAAGCGAACTTGTCGCGGCTGGTAAGCCTACAAGGTCACACGTGAATAATTCTTCAAAACTCGTCACGTCCCATGTTTGGTTCTCTTCGTTCCACACCTTAGTGTCTAGGTCTACGACTGAAACGCCTAGCATTTCCGGTTCCTTTTCAATCATGTCCTTCATAAATCCTGCCTCCTGCGGATAGTTCTTTAAGAGAGCTTTCGAAAAGGTCAGATCGGCGTAGACTACTCCGTTTTCCTCAACGAAATTAGAGAAACTACCGATGTACTGGTCTAGCAGATCGTTACCGTTGTGTGTCCGGCGAGAATGGATAGGGCGAATACTACCAGCCACCACAAGGGACGCTAGCGATTCGGGCGTAATAACGATTTTCCCGGTTTTTAATTCACCGTTAACTTCATCCGTCCAATCGTTTGCGGTCGGTCCCGCCTCTATAATTCGTATTTTCTTGAAATCCATAAATTAGAGATTTACTATATAAACCATTCTATATTATAAACTATATTTCAACACAAAAATAGCTGTTACAACCTACTTACTATCCGCAAATTGTAGCAAATACGAATTAGCCCAATGCGGAATCAATAACAATTGTACGATTTTGTTGTACATCGGTAATATCTTGGACTGAAACTATCGGATTTGGAGCATTCTCTACCCCTTCTACAAACGCAAGTGCGATAGCTGCCACTGTTTTGTCGGACAAATCAACTGTTTGCTTAGACATAGACCGATTAAGATTCGTATAAGATTGAGTACTGATAACATCGAATCCTCCCCCCTGTGCATATCGGTAAGCATTAGAATTGCCAAAAGACCGTCCCCCGTATTGCTGATTAAGAGCAGACAACGCATTTATAGCATGAGATGCACGTTTGTTGAGGATGTACATATTCTCGCCTCCTTCCGCCTCGAACTGCTGCCCGTTTGATCCGGTGAACGTTACACCGCCCTGTGAATGCGGAGCACCAAACACGGTACCACCTTTGGCAAACTTCTTAACGCTGGTGTTAGTTTTGGGAATATCTTCTTTTACTTTCATAATCGAAGCAACTTGTTTTAATCCGGCAGCGATCACGATGGCTGCTTGCGCTACTCCCCAAATACCACCCTGCGCAATAGCCTTAGATGCACCTAAGTATGTGTTAATCGTAGCCTGCGCCAGAGCGAACGCTTTTCCGGCTTCCGATTCCTGTCCCATGATATTAGAGATTTGCCCGGCGATATCAGCTGTCATTTGCAACTTGGCGTTTACCAGTTCCTTTTCTCTCTTTTCCCGTATTTGGGCGTATTTGGATTCAATCAAAGAAATGTCCGCCCCAGTCTTCTCAGCGTTCGCAACTTCCATTTGGTATTGCTGCTCTAGACGAAGGGATTCACGTTCGAAGTCACTAGTTATGCTGGCTTCCTCGATGGCACGTTTGTTCTCTAAGTCCATAGCTTCCGTTTCTCTCTTCTTAGCGGCTTCTTCGGCTTCTAGGGCGGCTACCTGTTCTTGGAATGCTATCCGCTGTTCCAGCTTGATGTTATCGAATTCCTGTTGCGTGATAAGCCCCTGCTGTAACCTGTATCGCTCCTTTTCTAAGATAGCTTGGTTTAGCGCGTCTTGGTCCCCTAGTGCCTTCTGCTTGTCTACTATACCGATATTGGATTCACGGATTTTCAACTGTAGTTCGGTTATCCCGTTCTCGTAGCTTTTTAGAACTTCCGCCTGTATCTTCTTAGCTGTTTCAGCAGCTTTCTTATCGGCATCCTCCTTCGCTTTCTTGGCGTCTGCCGCTGCCTTCTTCTGAGCGGCGGAGTATGATGCTGCGGCAGCTTTATCGGCTGCTACTTTCTTATCAGTTTCAGATTTTTCAATACCGGATAACTGTGATATCAGTTCCTTCCGTTGCGAAGCGTACTGGGCTTCTTTTTCAGCTACAGCGGCATTCGCTTCCGCAACTGCCCTTAGCTCTTCTTTCGTGGAATAGGCTTGATTAGCTTTCTTTTCAAGAATAGAAGCACTTGTCTTTAACAAATTGAGTTCTGTCTCTTCCATTTGCTTAGATATGCGCAAGGCTTCTTTTGCAGCTGCCGCCCTTTCTGCCGCCGTTTTGGATTGATCTGCTACTAAAGCCTTCTGTTTCTCTAGTTCTCTTCGTTGCTCTGCTAATGGAATTATAGCGGCGGTTTCCGCACGATATAGTGCGTCTTCTTCCGCTACTAGCCCCTTCGCCGTATTGATGGATTTTACGGTTTCATCCGAAATAAGACCAAGCCAGTTATAAACCTTGATATAAGCCTCTGCCAGCCATTCGAACACCTTAACGACCTCTGAGAAAAACAGAGCTATGGCATCAAGTACCCTCGTTATAATAAACTCCATTGGGGCAAGGATGGTCTTAACGGAGTTCGCCAATTCATCGTTTCGGTCCATCAACTTTCCGATAACAGAGATCACAGTAAGAATAACCGAAGCGATAGCGACAAAAGGATTCGCCATCAATGCAGCGTTGAACGCCTTGATAGAAGCAATCCCCCCAGACATACCCTTGACCATTTGCCCGGTTGCGCCTGTCATTCCGCCTAAATTAGCCGTAGCAGTCTCTATGTCTTCTGCGTAGTTACCCACGTTTCTACGGGTATCACCTACCCCTTTCTCTAGGTCCTTCAATCGGTCCGATAGTTCTTTAGTCTGCTTGACTAGCTGTATTCCGGATTCTTTGGTAGTGCGTTCCTCCACGGACATTTTGTTTAATGCCTTCGTGTTCAACGCCAATTGTGCCCGCATGGATTCTACAGTTTCTGCACCAGCATTAACAATAGTGGTGTGCGCCTTGATCTGCGCTGCATTTTCAGAGACAGCCGTCTTCATATCGTTTAGCTTCTTGGTGTTAGAGATGATGTTAGTCTCCAGCTGCTCCATTTGTTTCTTTGCGGCTGTCTGATCCGTTTTGTTATCCGCATAAGCCTTCCGAACTTCCTCTAAAGCCTTCTTTTCATTGTTTAGAGTAGTAGTTAGCTGCTTCTTTTCCTCCGCTAGTTCTAGCGATTTCTTAATAAGAGCGTCCAAACCTTCTACGGCTTTCTCCGTTTTGAACGATAAATCTAGTAATGTTACATCTTCTGCCATTATTTTTGTCTTAATAAATTAATTTTAGTTAGTTTTACCTTACATTCCTGCGTGGAAATGTTGTAGTCCGTGATCGACCGGACATAGAAGAACGCATTTAACTGCTTAAACCACACTATCCCGTTCTCCTTATAGTTGTTTTCGATGTGATAATAAGGTATTTTAGCCTTAATTGTCACGTCCAATGCGTCCGAAAACAGCCCGTAGTACTTCTGTAGTGACTGCGTGTACTCGATCGACTTGAAGTATTCTACCCAAGTAGACCCGCTTCCCACCGCTCCTTTACGAATGGCGAATCTAGGATACGTACCGTCTTGAGGATATGGGACATTGGATTCCACGATGTCTCCCTTAGCCGTGAATGATGCCTTAGAAACCTGCAAACTTTTGAAGAAATCCCCGATCTTGAACACTGCGGTGTTCGGGAAGCCCTCGGAATCCTCGATCTTGTCGGTTGACAGGTAAAAGTCTGACCAATCCTGCCGGAACTCGTTGAAGGTTATCGGACCGTGGTTCCGATCTACGTTGCGGGCATCATCAGCTATCAGTTTGTACACGTTGACTATGACTCCCGTGTTGCCGCTATCGTCCACGTTCAGCGTAAATTTCCACCCCCACTGAAATATCTTGCATATGTCGGTGAGATACGTTATGGCATCCGATACTCCGCAGTTTCCAAATTCCTGCGTAAGTCCTGCGGTATTCTGAAGCGATGTTATCTTTCCCGACAGGTTTACGGCTTCATCCGGTGACATGAATGATGGCGGAAGCGCATCCAACTTATTGTAGTCATTGATGTCCCTGCTGATATACATCCCGTGATACGTGTATATCGGGATGTTGAAAGTAGTGGACACGTACTTGTAGCGTACCTGCGTGATATCATTCTGATCAGCGTCCTTTTGGAAGATGGCGATCGTCTGATTGTTGTCCACAGCCTTGAGGACCACATAGTTCAGCATTGTGCCTACCTTAGACATGTCCAGCGTGATGTAAGCGTTGTTGTCCATAGTGACCACAGCTACGGTTGATGATGTCACCCCACCCGGTGCTGTTATGGCTGTCCGGGTATCGTACTCCTTGATGTCTAAGAAGTTCCCTCTAAAATATTTCGTACCGTCGTCGGTCTCGGAAGCGTACCGCCAAAACACGGTAACTGACTTGCCTACAAGTAGATCGGAAATACCTATCTGACCCTTGTTCTCTATGATCAGACCCGGTGCATATCCTCCGTAGTCAATAGATGGGAATGACACGGGAGTAGGAGAACCTAGTGCTTTCGTGATCAAATCGCTAGCTCGGAAGAACCGGGTATTGCCCACATTCGAGTCGATGAGCGTAGCCTCCACGACTTCCTTCGGCAACTGCGACATCTTAAGGTCTGACTGAGAAAGGGCAATGCTGTAGCTCTCCTCATCGCAGGTCACCTTAGCTTTGAACCGCTTGTTGATCGCTGTCCCGCCTATGTAAATCCTAGCCTCGTACTTCGTATCACGCATCACGTAGCCGAAGTTGCGCATCTGATAGAAGATACCATCGTTGACCCGGTTTCTCGGTGCTTTGATGTTAGCCGAGTAGGTACGGGTAGATTCCCCAAACGAGTAGGGAGATGACGCATTGATGGAGAGTTTGACATCTGTCTTAGTCAGACCCTCCAAGAATGTACCGTTTATCTGTATCTTTATATCCATGTTAGTATTGGAATTTTAAAGTTGCCGTTCTCGCCAAGCCGGATGCCGTATACTTGACTCCCGTAGTCGAGGAACACCGCATCTTGGTGTCATGAGGAACACCGTCCAAGCCTCGCACCGTCACGTCCGGAGACGTTGACAGGACATCAAGAGCGAACTTGTTAGCCTCAGTCAGTTCGAATACGCAGGTCAACTCCCGCTTGGTTACTGTGCCACCGTCCAAGCCCTGTGTGATCGTAGGCTGCGTGCTCCAATTGTTGCAGGAGATCGCATCGTAGGACCCACACGAGTTTAGCCATTTCAGTGTAATAGCTCCGCATGCGTGCACCTCTTCCGGATAAACCTTAACAGCAGCTACGGACCCATCCGGATTCTTTATCGTAACCTTCTTGAATTGACATGCGTCCGGAAGACCGCTACCTTGCACATAAGTCGCTTTATCCACGGAGCCATCTTGATAAACCATATCCAAGTCATAGACCCGATCGTGGTATTGGCTGTTGATGAAAAAATCGTCATCCAGCGTATGCGCTAGCGGTGCTCTGCGTCCCAAGTCATCCCGGAAGTCCGTGTCATATTTTGATACCCGGTTGATGTTATTCCGGCTGGCTAGGTTCATTATGGGCATCCGGAACATCTGAGTCTGCACAGCAGCAGTTAGGTTAGCCCTGTGAGTTATCCCTAGCTCCACAGTATACCCGGCTATCCGGTCTTTGTATGCCGGGAGAAGCGGATAGAAGTGAGATGCCACATCGATCTCTATCCCATTGACAGGTTCTAGGTTAGCCACGTAGAACGAGTCTAGGGAGGATCGGCATTGCACATAGAAGTATACTATGATGTCCGTAGGCAGATCCGTAACGATCAGCTTTAATGGGATGTTGTCCCAAATGGACAGACATCCAGGATAGTTGTAGACCTTGCCATCGGGGATGTCTACGTTCAGACCTATTCTTGGTACTTGTACTTTCATTGCGTTAATATTGTTAGAATTTTCGCCTTTATGATCTTGTTTATATCCAGCGTCAGCCGTTTCACCCGTTCTGGATTAATGATGTCGGAGACTACCCCGCCACCGTTGAATTTGTTAGGAACTTTGATGCCGTCCCGCTTCATCACATAAGCGATGGCGAAAGCTGCTTCCTCCGGGATGTTTGCACCAACCGTCCGGTTCTTGTCTTGAATCCACTTTTTAATGGCGGAGACAGGCGGAAAACTCCCCGCTTTCCTACCCTGCTCCATCTGTACGACATAATGCGGTGCAGTAATAGTTACCCTATCACCGAGATCGTTTACTTTTAGATCACGCCCAAATTCACCAGACGCTACCAAACCTTTCGAAACATAAGATTCGAAAATTTCCTTTTTTATCTGTTCTACAACCTGCAATATCTCCTTATCCATAGTTCAATAAATCATCTGTTATAGAAAATGTTACACTCCAACCGGACTTCATTGAGTCATAGATATTCTGTACCTTCTTGAAACTCAATCCATCCACATCGAAGTGACACACAAAAGCGGACATTAGTTTGTTTAAAGCCAAATCGGTACGCATTAATGTATCAAGTTCGGCAACGTTATCCGTAAGATAGTACGATTTATCTAAGCACTGTAATACTACATTATACTTCCGGGTGGCAGGAGGCAACTTAGACATACCACCGTCCGGGACATCAAACGTTAAGAACATACCTGAGATGTCATTCACTAGCTCGTTAATAGTAGACGTATCTCCGAAATAGATAGGCAAGCCGAGTTTCACGGCTTCCCCATCCATAAAGTTTAGTATATCACTGAATATCATGGTAGCTTTATAATTGCGTCACTATGACCATTAGAACACATACACGACCCCGAATCAAAGTCGTACCCCATTACGGCGTTACCCTGCAAAACAATATCCCCTTCTTGGCTTAAGTTCCGGGATAACACGGCATTGTCGTACATCCGGATTTTAACTCCATTAACTATCAGTGTAGCGGACCCATAAGGAACTACGATTCGCGGGGTGGGGACGTACTCTAGTAATAGCCTAGAACTAGGAACATCGGCGGGCGTAGTGTTAGCCGTAGGCGATTTTCCTATGATCCACCCTAACAAGGCTGTTTTGATGTTGCTAGTAGGAACATCCGGAGTAAACTTTGTAACTGCGTCTAATGTCCTAAAATAGTACTGATACGCGCCAAAAGGTGGAACGTTCGAAATAGCAGAGGCGTTTATCGGTCTTTTAAGACGTACCCATGACAGAGAGGACGCTTTAAGATCTTCGTAGGTTTTGCCAGCGTCGGCTGATCCACCCGATAAGGTCCCTTGTTCCCAATAATCCGGAGTAAGAAGGGTATCACTAGGGTCCTTCCGATCCAGCTCGTTCGTAATATACCGGGATTTCTTAAACTCGGTGACGTACCGAACTTCTGCCAATGGTATGTCGGAATCTTCTATATATCCCGTACCACCTGCGGCTTCGGATTTTTTCAAGATAACCCCCACGAAAGCAGCCCTACTCGGATTAACGATCCATGACTGTGACCAATTAGATGTACCAAGATATGTACCATCGGAAGCATACACATAGCATTTAAACCAATATCCCGAATTACATGATACCTTTTCGCCAAAGTCTATAGGTATAACTCTTTTAAGCCTTCTACGGTCGACGTCGGTCGGACCCGGGGAAGGATTTTTAGCAGCTTCCCACCCTTGTGGTATTAAGTTTTCGTTTATACTTCCCTTTTCCCACTCATTAATATCGAAATAACGCTTTTCGTATTTCTGTCCGATCACTTGAACATCGCCTCTCACCGTTACGCCCGCACCTACGTATCCGCTACCGGAGATTATCGGATACTTTGTGTAGTCCGAACTTTGTATAAAAAGACCTTTAGAAATGAACTCTTTGACGGTTATAGCAGAGTCGTCCTCTTTCCGGAAGGATGCAACAAAGTACGGGTACTCATCTTTCAGCGTTGTTACATCTGTCTCGTAGGTTTTAGCGATAAAAGCGTCATCTAGATACAATACCGCTTTCATCCGGTAATTAGAAGGAAGAGATGGAAAAACGGCGCCTCTAGTAGACAGCGGTCTTTTAATTCTCACCCTATTAGGGTCAGCGATTTTATAAATCTCATAGCTACCGGAGGAACCTACATTATATCCACCTTGCTCAATGATATCACCGTCTAACTGAATATATACGTGAGCCTCAGTAAGACGGGCGGTATTATCTAGATTCTCCGGTCTGCTGATAACTCCTGTTAACTCATTTGCAGGGGCTAAACTAAACAGGTCGTAGTGTCCTTGCAAATGACTACTGCGTGACGTTCTTCCTGCTATCGCTTTCCCTATATGCTCCTGCGCGTACGAGAAATCTATGTTTTCGTACGTATCGCCTAGAACTTTGTTGTGGGTAAACATTGCTTTCGGAACAATACAGTTTCGTAAAATCAATCGATGTTCACCTGTTAGTGTAGTTCCGAATGTATCATCATCTACTCTTAGCAAAGGACAATCATAAGCCGAGATGAATGCGTCCCGGTATTGATTACTTCTGAAAGAATCTGCTAGATACTTGGTATACTCTAGATGTTCTACGTTTCTGAATGTTCCATAAGGTTTATAGTCCTGTCGGTCTGTTTTCGTGTACATAGTCGTGTTGATCAGCCCGCCAGCCAAGAACCGAAGCTGCGTAACGTTCAAGCCGAAGTTATCCGTAGGCATTATAAATTCGGAACCGTCCATAACATAAACGCCGGATGCAGATTCGGGGCGTAGGTCCATGAGAAGGGAACCGCTAATGTGACCGATTACTCTAGCACCGGAAGCCTCTAATTCTGCCGGAGTTAACGTAGGATTTCTTGCGTAGGCTACCATACACGTGTTATATACCGGGTGCGATAGTTTATACAATGCGGATGTTGCCGTTTCGCTTTCTCCTGCATAGGCGAATCCGGATGGCGAATCATTATAATAAGCCCAATATATTCGCGCATTAAATCCCTGCGGAACATAGATATGCGTATCTTTTCCTATTCTAAGAACGGCGGTGTTCCGTACAAAATTGTCGGCGTCTACGCGCATCGTAGCACTGGTAAATAATGTCCCTTTTGGCGCGTCTTGATTAAATCGTCCCTGCTCAAACGGGAATGCTTTCGTATTTGTAGCAGGACCGCAAACACAGTCCATAAAAATACCTATAAAGCTGTCCCGCACAATCATGTCACACTTGGAGTCTGCCGAAAAAGCTCTAATACTGATTTGTCCCGGAATTTTAGTATTTCCGCTAAACTCCGTTATTCCATCGGTGTGAACCGGATTCGAACCGGAATTGAAATTTCCTATAAAAGCATTATCTTTTATACGGATATCCGGGCGACTGGAGATATCTCCGCCCGCTATCCAGCATTCGCCATCCTGTGAAAGTTGTTCTTCGGAGGCTATCTTTCCTCCTATATTCCCTTTTGGGATGAAGCCGCCAAGAGAGTAAACGTCTCTCTCGGCTACTATGAACCCCGCTGAATTAATTGAGTATTTCTTTCCCATGATTATTTAGTTTTAGATTTTTGTTTCTCTACTTCATCATGTCTCTTGCTGATCGCTAGAATAGCATCTGAGTAGTTTATCTTCTTCGCATCTTCGAATGAGCAGTTAAACAGTTCGGATGTGATCTGTACCATTCCTAGCACACTTTTAGCTTCTGTGATTGGATTCGATTCACCGGAACCACCTCCCCCCGGTAACAGTACACGTTCCAGCTCGTCAGCCTGTCCGATCTGCTCTACAATGTACTTCGTCAGTTTCACCATATCAGCAACAGTTTCTGGTACATATCCCCCAGTCCATCCGCTAATACGTTCTAATACTGTTTCAGCTCTGCGTGCTTCGATCATCTGCCAGAGAGTTACATCTTCAACTGATGGACACGTATAAATGATCTGTCCATTACGTGTTACCCAGCGGGAAGGTATTAAGTATTCCGACATATAATGCAGAAGTGCGGCTTCATCTTGCGAAAGACTCTCCACAGCATCCGGTTTTAGGTTCGCTATACGCCGTAATTGCATCAAGCGTTGATATCTACTTGTCAAACGAACAAACGTCTTCCATAACCAACGAAATGGGGTAAATAGGCGATATATCTGATATCGCACATATCCCCGAAAGGTTTTAATTTCGCTTTTCTTCATCTTTTCTTTGTTTCTTGCCGGGACGATACTTGGCGATCAGAAACTCAGTCGCGTATCGTATAGCGTCCATAGCGTGATTATTTTCGTCTACTGCCTCGTTCGTATCATAGAGTCCGGTCATCTTGTCAAATACATACGAGTAATTATCTGCTTCGTCCTGTATGCCTCGACTACCTTGTACAATGTGCATTTTAAACTGTTTCACTTGTGAAATACCTGCCATGATTGATCCTTTTCCCTTTATACATGGAAATATGCGGCATCCCAAACGAGAAATCTCAGCAATACTCTTCGCCTCTTGATTATCCGCAATAGTGGTAACTTTATGTAGCCCATTCTTGCGCAAGACATTCGCAATATCCCAATTCAACAGCCCTGTAGAGTATGCGATCTCTTGAACATAAAGATCATCTTTATCGAAGCCAACTTTTACAATCACCGTAGGATCACCAGAGAAACCGAAGTCAAGACCAAGACACCATTTACAATTCGCAGGAAACTCCGGCACAATATCATATTCAGGATATACCAGTCCTTCGGTTCCTCCTGTTTCACCAAGTCCGAAGATTCGCCACCAGTTTTCATCAGCCTTATTTCTCTCAATCTCTTCGATCTGCTCCGGTGTCAAATATGGATTATCCTTGTAGGTGCTGACGATTTCCACCATGCCGGGACCCTTGAAATAGTCGTGTGCCCAAAACTTCTTAACCGGATTAAAGTCTACATACAGCATCAAACGAGTACGAACCGCCATTTGCCGGAATACTTCTTTCGGGACCCTCTGTGCTTCGTTTACAAACAGGATATCACGTGCAGGACCAAATACTTTCGCAGCATTCTCACAACCGAAAAACTCTATCTGTGATCCATTAGGAAAAGTGTAAGTCATTTCGGTTAAATTCATTGCCTTGCCATTCCAAAGACCTTCATCTTGCAACATACGTTTGAAATCGCGAAACATACCACGTTTCACTCCCGGCATTGTATCAGTTACACACGATATGAGCAAAGGAGCTTCTGACTTCTCGGCAATAAGAAAAAGCAACTGTAACATGCTCCACGTTTTAGAAGATCGAGTACCACCCCGTGAAGATACTCCACGAATCACCGGATTTACCGTGGCTTCTAATAGCCTGTCAAAAACATAGGTCGTTTTCATTGTCCAGAGTCTTCTGTTTCCCCCTCTCCTTTCATCTTCCGTTTCTGCGATAGTGTGGAGAGCTTCTTAATATTACTAACCGATTCTTCTTTCAATACTTCGACCTTCAATGTTACTCCTTCCGTCTTCACATCGGTTCCAGTTTGTTTATTACGCCAACGATCAGGAGATATATTTGTAAGCAAGAATATAGCAGCACCAACATTCGCCTCTACATTCTTCACTGTTACTATTTTCTTCTTTACTTTCTTCCCTTCATATTCGGTTTTAGTTTCCTCAAATTCATATCCGCAAGCAGCTTTTGACAGAGATTCAACTAACCTCTGCTCTAGCTTCTCCTTAAACTCATTTTTCCCTTTTTTTATAGCATCCGCAAAATCCGCATTTTCAAGCCAACGATAGTATGTTTGAGAGTCTATGCCGAAATGAGCGCAAAAGTCTTTCAACCTCGCACCGCCATGCTCCATTAGCCCATTTTCAGCCACCCATTTAGAGCACATTTCAGTCATTTCCTTTAAATTGTACGCCATGCTATAATCAGTTTTATATCAATAGCAAATTTACCCGATATCACTCTTACAGCCATGTCAAATTGTATCAAGTACAGATTTACGGCGTTCTTCATCGTATATCGTATTACACAGCTTGTATTTTAACGAAATGCTCTCCATCCATTCATTAGGGTCTTGTGCAGTTCTTTCTTCTTCCACGTACTTCCAAACTCTCGTGGCACGCTCCCACCGGAACAAAGCCTTCTTTAAATTCTGGTAGTGATTAATCCTGTAGACCTGATTTGTATATGAGGCATAAAAATCCTTCTTCACCTTGTCCAAGCCATCCGCTTTACTCTCCCAATCATTATGACTCCCTATCACAGGATCAATAAAAGCCAGCTCTTTGAGGGGGGCTTGCTCTTTTCTTCCATTCCTCAATCCTTTCACGAATTTCTTTAAACCTTCAAAGTTCTTTGTAATATCTACTCCGTTGACATATCCGTTCCCATACCGATCCTTAATGCACCTTACCCCTATCTGCATTAAATATGAATATACTACAAAGGCATGGACATTTAACATTACCCCGATTTCACGTACATTCACCCACGTTTTTTCATTAATTTTTCTCTCCATACACGATAATTTAAAAAGTAAATAGTATATTTGCTACATCATCGTGTTGATTAGGGAGAACAAAGCTTTTACACCCTGCTAGTTCTCCCTAATTTTTTTACTCTCTTCTTACTTCTAAGATTTTCCCGGTCAATCTTTCTTCCCCACATCATCGAGTTATACAGGGAGACAGCATATAAAAAAAGTTCCTCACTACTTGCAAGGAACTCTACTTTTGTAGCTTCTTTTATTGAATCAGCATACAAACTTTGATTTATGTGATTATCCATTTGGTTTCTTCTTTTCTCTCAATTGTATTCTAAGATTCTGATTGAACAATCTAACTTTCTCTCTAACGAACAGATATCGTTTTTTTAGCTTTATGGCATCCTCCTTTGAATTACATTCTCCTCCTTCAATAGTAAAGTATCTACCATCTCCCTGCTCTTCCATAACATGGTATTTATCTTTCCTACGTCTAATACGAATATTCCCTACCATGAGCCCCCTTTCTTCCATCTCCTTACGCATAGCTATTAACTTCTCTCGATAAGTTGATTTACTAGAAACTTCACCTTCTGAAAGTTCCTTTTTTAGAAGATTGCCAACTACGATACCACTAATAGCCAACTTCAACTGGATTGCCTGACCTTCCAAGTCATCATCTTCCACCGTGTATTCTGTACCTTTGAGCTTATTCCATTGTTCTTCTGATAACTTTCCACCAGCAAGGAACATGAGAGTAGAGACATCTTCTCGCTCTAACTCTATTTTTACTGTTACTTTTTCCATATTTCTATATTGTTTTTAATCTCATTAATAGCATTATTTTATCCCATAATATTAGAAAAGCATTCCAATAATCTTGAAAGCTGAAATAGTACCAACTCATTTGTATATACCATATAAGCAAATACACAAAAAATAGTGTAGTCCACAATGGAATAAATAACCAACGAAGTATTAGTCTTATTTTATTCATGATTGTTCAATTTTAAATTTCAAACGAATAAATTAACTCTTGATAGAACTAAAATGTATTTGGAAAAATAAAAAAGGTTGTGTCAATGTTTTGACACAACCTCCTCGTATACTATTTTTCAAAAGATATTCAATCTTTTTTCATAACAATATTTTCATAATCTGCAAAGTACTTCCGTATTCTTTGAACCTGCGCTTTAGTTATGCTTTTAAAAAGAAAAACTTTCTTTGTCTTTTCAACTCCATACGATGCAATAAGTTCCCCAAAGGATGTATTCATAAATACAGTTGGCACAGATTCGACCTCGCACATATTTAAAATAAGGGTTTCCCCATTATCTATAGCCTCTTTTGCTATTTTAAATAATAACACACCTGCTTCTGGATATTGATTATCCTTCAGTATGTCTTTTAATAATACTACATTTTTCATATCAAATCATTATATCGTCCAACATTTCTTCAAATGTATCTATACATATATCAAAAAAGACCAAAGTCCCTTGAAAATTATAATCTATTAGATACTGTTTTACATTATTCTTAGCATTTGTACAAAATACAACGCCACTATTACTCACCATTCTTAACATACCATCCTCAGAAAGATTGGATGTGACATTATCCAGTCCAAAACCTTTGTTGTGCGTTTGAGATTTTGCAGAAACACCTATTTCCAAAGATTGTCTTATAGCTTCCGCATCATTCTCATAATTATATCCAGCTCTTTTTAATGTAAACGGAATACCTACCCCAAAGTCACAAGCAGCAACATGAATCATGTGCTTTTCCTCCTCATAACTAATATAAGAGAATGCATTCCCGTTAGATTCTGAATGATCTGCAATATTGTTATATATTTCATCCAATGAAGTCTGAAGTCCTGTTAAATCATACCCATCAAAACATGTTCTGCGGAAAAAGGTTGTAACACTTATGCTATATCCCTGAGCTCTATTTTTTACGACTTTCCACAAATTTAATATAGAACTGTTGTCAGACTCAATATGTTCACTGCTAGAGTTATCAAAATACAAATGAAATTTAAGCTCTTCTTTCAAAAAATCTACTATTTCAGCACTAGCGTTAACTCTTATATTAAATTTTAACCGATACAAATGTTCGCATAGACATGCTAGTAAAACAATATGTACTGGAGTAAATTCCTCCTTTTTTATATTACAGAAATTTAATTCTACAGTACGGTCAAGTGATAATTTTGGTATTTGAGTATGAATAGAATTTATCTGTTCTATCCAGTATTCTCTTCTACTATTATCTAATGTATAACTCAGGCTCATATCATTTACATAAATTACATAACACTACGCAAATATACTTATTTATTTGGTTATATTGTCTACATTACATTTTTTATTGTCGTTCCGTTTACCCATTTCACAAAATTATCCCAAACCATCTTGAAACAATCAATAATATATCTGAAATAAGTGTGACGGTGATTACTACACTTGTTTTAATGTCATATTAGCTCCTTTCTGATTTGTTATTAGTCAATTATCAAAATTTCACGATATGCAATGTCTATCTCATTCGTCTTCTCATTCTCATATTGTGCTTTCCACATTTTACCATTATAGAGAGCTGACGGTTGAGAACGAGTATAATCCATGAGTATTTCAAAATCAAGTCTACTCATCACTGCATGAGTATCATCAATTAGTATCAGGTAGGTTGGCGGCTGTTGCCAACACATCCCATAAGGATGCGTCATCGGTGGAATAATATTATCTTTATTCATTATTATTATTGATTTGAGCCATACAGAAGTTGAACACCTCCTGTATGGCAAAGTATTAGTCAACAACAAATTCGGTTATATTGGGAACGGCTTGAATACCCTCCATCACTTCTACGCTTGTAGGAGTCACAATTGCAGTTACATGAGGATGGTAATTTTCACACAGGTACTTAATCAATGGCTTAGCCGCCTCTTCTAGTTCTTCCAATTTCTTTTTGTTTTCTTGAGTATTAGTTTCCATATACAATTAATTTGGGTTTTACAAAGCCCTCCCAAGGCTAGTTGATTTGTTTCTATTTTTTCTTGTTATTAGTTAATTACTTTTGCCAACTTATTAAAAGCTTTCTCTTTATCAAACTTAATCCCATCTTTGAACTCTAATATCAACTGCCAAAGTTGTTTTTTGTAAACATCACCTGCTTTATAGTCAGTTTTATAATGACATTCCTGCGGGGTAGTCATTTCCTTAAATGTATTCATCGCATTAAGATATGTAGCTCCCCATTCTGTGAGTTCTACACTAACGGTGTCATTCAAATCTATTTCTATTAACTTACAAATCTCTATTTTGTGAGTTTCTTCCTTTGCAACAAGAGCAGCATGTAAGCTCTCTATCTGACCTTTTAGAATATCGATTTCACTCATATTTTTGCAGTTTTGATCGTCTCCCCGATATCAGGAAAACGTTTTGGTTATTAAATAAAAAAATAGCGATCTGATAGACCACTATGTTAATCATACTTGGGGATATTTTAATTTCTCAATAGCTTCTTTGTCTCCGTTGGCAGCACGTCTCTTAGTCTCCAAATACCAAGTATAGGGATTATACCCTTTGGGGATTGTATATCCGGCAGGCAATTCCCGTCTAGCTAATGCTTCCTCATTAATCTTTCGCTTTTCACATCGATCAATTTCTTTCTGTCTCTCTGGAATAAACTCTTTGAAAAAAGCATTTCCAATCCTTCGGGCATCAAATTGAGAAAAAGAGTTATCGTATCTTCCGGACTTGTATCGAGAAAAAAACAGCATTAGTTCTGATAACTTGTATATCTGAACAGACGACGCAAATGTCTGAGCAAATATTCCGATTCCTTGTGCTACCCCTTCGTCTTTACAAGAACTAGACCCAAATAATGCCAGTACTTGTGCATAAATCCACATTTCCGCATTGCCGTCTCCATAAACTTCGTCATACTTCTGAATCGTGGGACAATTTGAAAAATATGCTTTTTCAGGATTATGAGCTACATAAGCCCAATTTGTCGGAGAAAAGACACGCTCAATATCAGAAGGGTCTTTCCACTTCGTTAACCAAGCCTTGCTCTCTACGCTGACGCTCGGTAATGAATTGCTGCAAGGCATGGTCATTTGCTTCCTGCTTGCTTGTACAAGGTTTCTGATTGTTTCCATACTTTTTTTGTTTTAGCCATTCTTGATAATCACGTTCAGTACCAGAGAATACGACTCCAGTCCAATTAGATTCTATAGCTCGCTCTATTTGTCGGATAGCGAACTCTTCTTCAAATTTACCCAGCTTGTTTAATGAAATCTGCAAAGCATAATTTAGCTTTCCTTTCCATTTTGGAGTTTTCACAAGTTCCGTCCATGCCGACATAAATGCTATCGAAGTAAAAGGGTAAACTAAAGGCTTCGCATCTCCTTCTTTTTTCCTAGATCGCTTAGGCTTCTCGGGTGGGGTGCTCTCGTGCGTATGCGCGAGACTCTCTTCTTGTTTTATGTTTATATTATCTATAATAGGTGGAATTTGCGTTTCATCCTCAATATTTGCGGATGATATTGCGGATGATGTATTTTTATCATCCTCATTTTTTGCGGATGATGTTGCGAATGATATTGCGGATGATGTTGCGGATGATGTTGCGGATGATAGTAAATCATCACTGATACTTTTCATGAATGAATAATAACATCCTATGCGTTTGTCTTTACTGGATCGAAAATGAATAAGACCAGCGTTAGATAAACACTCCCTCGACTTGCGAAGAGTATTATCAGACATATCTAAATTCCCACAAAGAATATTACTACGAACGAAAAACACATCCTTCCACTTCATATCATTACAAATCGCTACAAGCTCATGATATAAAGCTTGCGCTGCTGTAGTAAGGTAAGTATCATCACGCACCTTTCGAAGCTTGGAAATTAGTTGATAACTATTCATTGATGTCTAATTGTGGTTTATTATAAGCCCCTCTTTTGATGTTTTCTTTGAGATAATTAATACATCTATCCACATCGTAAAAATCTATTTCTATCAATCTTTCTTTGAATAACTTATATTCTAGCCCAACAGCTTCGAGGTTAATTCTGATATTCATATCTTCGTCCAAAAACCTTTCATATACTTTATAACTTACTTCTCTCATGTCTTCCAAAGTAAGAAAAGACTTCTCATCGATAAAAAGAAATTCAGGATTTGGAATATTATAGGCTTTTATATATTTAAAAAAAATATCAACAGCCCAAACATTATCACCTATAGTAGGAACAAAATCCATGTTAAATGGAAAGATCAAAAACAACTTTCCATTTGCATACAAGTTAAATTCTACATTCATAACTAATATTCTTATTCATAAACGGAAATATCTATTTGCAGCACATTCATCAAAAGACTTCACACGCTCTATAAGACGCTTCTGCCTCTGTCTGAATGCTAAGTTATTATCGTACCTATTATGGCATTCTCTGCACAATCCTACGATGTTCTGAGGATTGGTATAATGTTCTGGATACATGCTCTTAGGAACCAAATGCGCAGCATCTACTGCTGGCTTGCCACATATTACACAAAAGGGGGAAAGCGACTGCTTTATTTTAGCAACCTCCCTGTTTCTCTGAGCTTGTTTACTACTTACCTGTTTCATATCTAATATTTATAGGTTTCTAATTAAAAGCCCCGAAGCATATTCTCCGGGGCATTACAACAACTTTTCAGCTACTTCATAGAAACACTTATAGGTTTTTCGGCGTCTTTCCGTCGTGTATAGCCACATCATTTGGCAGCCCGTAAACTTATATAAGTTTGTTTGTCTCTACTTCTGCTTCGACCATCCTAAAGGCTTGTGGAAATGGACGGATTCGAACCATCGACCTCCGCTTGTGGTGCTCTCCCGTTAAGCTAAGAATCAACTTGAGAGAATCGAACTCTCAACCTTCCACCACACACGGCGCTCTATCCACTGAGCTACATCCCCATGTTTGCCCGTCATATCTTCACAGACCGGACGAGCAGGTTAACAAAGTTATTTACCATGTTTCATTCTATGGCAGTCCTCACATAGAGTTTCAAGGCAATACAAGAAGTCTAATTCATGCCCTACTATAGAATATCCAGCTACGTCATAGGTCTTGTGATGAATCTCCAAATTGTATGTCTTACCACACATTTGGCATTTGTGCCCGTCACGGATTCGGACCTTGCGTTTTACTTCCTCCCAATAAGGATTATTCCTCAGACTCTTCCGGTATTTCGTCGGTCTCCCCTTCTTGTGTGCTAGTCTCGTCATTTTCCTCCTCCTTTCTCCACGGACTTTCCTCGATTGGAACTCGATGCCATTCGTGGCGTTCAATAGGAACTATTTCACCGTTATCCTCATTCACGAAATCTTCAATCCATTGCTCCAGCCATACATCTTGACCATCTTCCTCCCATACCTCGATTATATCCTCTCCTTCTCCGAATTGGCGGACATTCTTACGAGTATCTTTAAAATCAACGTTTGGCAGTTCATATCCCAATTCTTTGAATGCCTCTTGATTTTTTTCTCCGGAATTAAACAGATCGTTGTATTCATGCTTCGGAATTTCTTGAACTAATGCCAGACGAAAAGCGTCATTCACCCATGAGTAATACAAGTAATACCCCATAACCGGAATGCGGAAAGTATCGATCATCTTCAAAGGATAATCCTTCACACCTTTCTTTGCAAGGTTTACAAGGTCTTTAAACTGAGTATTTAAAGCTGAAATCTTTGCCTCAAATTCTTTCTTCTCGGTATTGAACTTTGCTTTCAATGCTTCGAACTGTGCTTCAAGTTCCGGCATCTGTTCCTCGGCAATCTCACCATAATTCGCACGGATAGTTGATATTTCATAATCATCCATCACCCGGTTAGCGATTACATCTTTCTCCTGAATGGTAACGAAACTCTCAGCAAGCTTCTTCTTTACATCGTCCATAGAGACACAATCAGAGAAAATCACTTCGGGAAATTTCACGGTGGTAGGGAGCTTAAATTTAAGTTCCTCCGGTACATAGTCTTTTAAATCAATCATTGTTTCTTAGTATTTAATTTCTTAAGCATTTTTTTGCACCTTCTACATAAATCCTGATCGGGAGATGTTTTAGGAGCATATTTCTCTATTTTATCAGAGCATTGTCTAAGTAGGCGCTCTATCGTTTGAATATCCGTTTGGCATAATTCCATTATTCAAAATCATCAATAGCCACCGGATGAAGCATCTTTTGACTCCATTCCGGGAGCTGCATATCAATAATACCTCTAGCTCCTTCTTCGGCTTTAGCGTCATATCCGGGAAACCATTTCTTATCGAAACAGTCTTTTACGATTGAGAGAGCATATCTATATTTATACTTACCATTTGCCAAATCATCGGGCGACCAGAAGAGAACAGCGACATCGTATGGTTCAACCGTCTGTAACATGATCATGATTGTTACATTAAAGTTTCGTCCAGTAACGCTACTCATAACCTCTTGGTACATTCCTTCTGAAAGCTCATATTTGAGCTTGGCACAATCATAGTAGAACTTGCCGAGATCGTCGGCACGTGTGGTCTTAAAGGAAATAACTGCGTTTACACCGATATTTTCCTCTACATTGAAATAATCCGGTCGGACCCTTACATTAAGTCCCGTTTCTTCATCCTTGCCATAGAACGATACTTCTGAGTATGCACCTTTCAAAAGCTGCTTGATGATGCCGCCACCATACCAATAATAGTTTCTTTCAAGAGCTTTAATTATCATACTCATTTCATCACTGATAAACGAGTATCCCAAATCAATGCACTTCTGTTTCTTATTATCACGAAAGTCTTTCAGATCACAGAAATTCCACCTTTCAGAAGGTATTTCTTCTTCGACATCTGGAACATAATTCTTATCATTCTGGAGCAATTCATTATAGAACTTAATCATTCCAAGCACGCCTTCTTTAGATGATTGGTTACACTTAGGTTCTACTTTGACAAGCTCGAATAAACGTGGTTCCAAAAATGCCATGTGGGCAAATGTCCCTAACTGAAAACAAGGTTTTTCTTTCTCTTCAAATGTCCTTTCGTAATCATAATAAAAGGATCGTGGAGTTTTAAGAGCATTTTTCAAATTGGAAGAGGAAATATGATCGCTTTTCAAATACATCTCCATAGGATCACGCTTTACTACTCCGTTAACGCTCAATTCCTTCAAATCAATATTAACAGGTGGCTTATTGCAATTCAAAGAGATAAAATCAAGCATCTCCTCTTTGGTGGGATAATCTTCCGGATTATAAGCAGAAGGGTTGAGTTCTTCCCCTTCTGCGCAATCGTCCAAATTAAAATCTATCATCCGGCAACAGGCAAGTTAACACGCAAAGGTTTTACAGACCAATTATCTGACTGGAAGTTATTCGTTTTGTTCTTACGCTTGCCCATGTAGGTTATTTTAAGAGGCATGCCACTTTTAAGTGATCCGTTCTCAATATACTGTTCAAGAATACCAACCAATCTACGAGAGCCATTTGTAACCGTCTGCACCGTACCATCTGCTGATTTCTCTAAGAAAGTAGCACAATCCAAATCTATTAATTCATCCGGACTAGTAGCACTCAATACCTTTTGAGGTTTGATTTCTACAAAGTACATTTTTCTAAATTCACCCGGTTTCTCTGGTGTCCAATAGTTTCCGCAAAGGTCAATCGGTAATTCTTGCGCATCTTCCAAAGAAGGAAGATCATTTTTACTTAGGTCTGCTGCTTGAATCACAAATGAGGATTCTCGTTCTCTAATAGCTAAATCGTCCATATTCATTATAATTAAAATAGTTAATAAAATAGTTCCCGGATACCGAACCAACGGACACCGGGATAATTCAAAACTTAAATAGCGGACTGGATACCGCACGGAGTCCTTTACTCCATGATTAGGATTAAACTATAAATTATTGATCTATAATCTCCCTCATTTCAGCTTTTGCCAATGGAGATAACATTTGCATATAATTACATTTGAATGCTGCGGATTCAAGTTCTAACACATCATACCACACACTAGAACGAAGTTTACCATCTGCATCCTTATACCTTTTTACTATACCTTGTTTTACCCATTTTGTTACATTCCCTTTTCCGTATGAAATATGAGCTTGATTCTGTGATATAAATTTAGGTTCCTTGAAAGAATTTATTCGTTCTTCTTTGCGACCAATACCTCTTGCATAATCTATTAGATTTAATATAAATTCTTCGGGCATAGTCCTTTTCATAATTCCTCCTTTCTAAATAGTGGTTTAAATATTGGCTTAAGGATATAGTTATAGAACCAAATAGAGTATATAATACCTATTATATTAATTGTATAATTCCAATCATTTGTTTCCTGATCTATATCGTTAAAAGTGAGTATACAAGGAGCTGCTAAAATATTAAGCAGAACAATGTTTAATATCAACTTTCTCATAAACTTTATTTTTGGATTAATACTAGATGATATAAAATGAATCACAGTCCTTTCTACTTCTAGTTGCTCGTACCGAAGTCCTTGCATTAGATCGTACCCTACAACGTCTCATGTCCATTTGATAATCCGGTGTAACAGCTATTACCACAAACCACACAGAGAAAAATAACTCAATACCGTGCTTCCTAATCTCCTTCAAATCAAAGTTTCTTTTAGTCCTATCACATAACAGGAATAAAGTAAGCTCTACGTTATTGTTAATGCCTAACTTCTTATGAATATCCCTAATCTGTGCCTTTATTGTCCATATTGACTTTTGGAGCAATTCAGCTATTTCAGAAGGAGTATGCCCTTTTGCAACTTCATGTGCTACTTGATACTCACATTGAGTTAAGGGTTCCATCACGATATCCTTTTAATATTAAAAAACCTTGTTTTACCTATAAAGTATTTATCTCCAACGGTCTCTATTTCAATACCTTTCCGTCTTAGTCGATAACGAGCAGAACTCATAACACGATCATAATTACTATCTAAAACTCTAGCTGGTTCATTTATAGATAGCTTACTAATTGAATCTACCCAATCTCCTGTTATTGTCTTTATCCTTTTTGCCATAAGATTAATTATTTGATTATTATTAGTGGATAAGCCCGGATTCGAACCGGGAATGTAAATTCAAGAGCCTCACTGAATGGTTACAGAATGTCTGGCTTACAATCTTACTCTACTAAGCGTTACCAATTCCGCCACTTATCCAATTAAAAAGGTGCGCTATTCTCACGAACGGCACACCCTACAACACAAACACAAAATAAAACACGACAAAACAACTCAATACATCTCGATAGATGTATAAGCCCTAAGATTATTGTTACTAGTCAATTAATTTAAAAAAACAATTCCATCTGTCAATACCAAAGTTATTCCACTCATGATATTTGTGCCCTTTAATATCGGTTATACAATTATCATTTTCAGAAATGTATATATCTCCTTCTAAATAAGCTATTTCACCATCTCCATCATCCATTATTACTGTTTTTATACAAAGAAATTTTTGTCCTTTCTTTATTTCCATAATATTTCCCCCTAATTTATTTGGAGTCCCTTTGATCCATTCGTAAACCTCATTGGCGACATCTTCAATGTTGCCGCCAATTTGAGGTCTACATACAACTAATTTCATACACCACTTGCGCAATCTCATATCATTGCGCTTTCTAAAATACCGAACTACTTTTTTTATCATAATCATATCAATTAAAGTTAGTGCCCGCGATACCTTCTACGGATTCTCCCACGTATCGAGACGCGACGGGCTATATGTTGAATCACTTAGATAGCGTTATAGCTCGCCTAACCTGCTATATGCTTACTGATAAAGACTTTTCGGACTTCCAAGTGATATATGTAACTAATTCGAACCTTCAACCGATCACGGCATTCCTGCTACGGTTGAATTTCTTTTCGTATGAACCAATATGTCAAAGAACTATTTAATTTAGTAGTACTTGCGTAGAATATTCTCTACGTCTACGCAAGCTTTTTTATAAATCCGCCCGACTGGTTTCCCTTTTAGGGATTTCCATATTGTTATACTAAACCTATTGCTTATCTGAGTTTTGTTTAATGAAATCGTAAATAGGTTTAAGCATCTTCTTAGCCTCTTTTACAGTAGGAGACAAACTACCCCGTGTATAGATATGAAAGTCAAACTCCCTTTTCTTAGAAAACTCCCACCTATCTTGATAAGCATAAAACTGAACGGAATTAACATGGGGAGATACTTCGATAAATATCTGGGACCCGTTCTCTTTCGAAAAGTTCATGCTATCTATGATAGCCTTCTGAACTAATCCCATTACGCTGTAATTCTTCTTTTTCATAATCGTATATTAATATTATTTTAGTTCTTTGTACATCAGTCTTACGATAGTAAAAGTGATCAATAGAATAATGCTCATTATCTCCAAGAACTATCGTAGTTAGCATACTTATTGGCGAAAAACGCTTTCAACACATTACCCTGTTTAGACTCAATCGCTTTCGGCTTCAATGATTCTACATATTCATCCATAGCCAAACGAGCGTCCACCCAAGAAGTACGCAAGGCAGATTTAAGAGAATAACCGTACTGGCGTACATATACCCAAGCTCTCTGCATGATGGCTTTCATATTATATTTGCCGTTCTTTACTAGTTCATAATCTCTATTTCTCATTGCCTTACCTATTTTTAGTTATGTAAATAATTTGGTTTTATCGCACAATATTCGCACCTTTGCAGTGTTGATTGATTGATTGACATTGCAAAGATATCATCTTCTTGCGATATATCGCTATTTATCGCAAGATTTTATCGCTATAATAACAATAATTAACATTATGAATAAAATCAATATCGCATCTTTAAGGAAGTCACTAAAACTTAGACAAAAAGATTTCGGAGAGAAAATAGGCATTAAGCAAGCCTATTTATCAGAAATAGAAAGCGGCAAAAAACCTCTAACAGAGGAACTTTACAACAACATTGTAAACGTTTTCGGTATAGAAAAAGTATCTGAGTATTTTGTATCCAACGAAGCTAGCGATAATATTGCTAAAGCAAACATAAGCGAAGCAATACCACTCAACCAAAGCCATATTATAAACGTACCATTAGTGAGCCAATACGCACAAGCAGGATACCTATGCGGATATCAAGATGCCGCATACATGGAAACTCTCCCAACCATACCATTTATTATAGACCACGAAGCCAAAGGAAACTATGTAGCTTTTGAAGTAAGGGGAGATAGTATGAATGACGGAACCGAAGAAAGTTACTTAGAAGGTGACAGATTATTATGTAGAGAAATATATTCCCAATACTGGGTAGAATCAAAGCTACATTATACTAAATGGGATTTCGTTATTGTACATGAAGAAGGAATACTCGTAAAGAGAATCATAGATCATAATATGGATAATCATACAATCACAATACATTCTTTAAATAGTATGTATCCTGACCGAGTGATTGATCTAGCAGAAGTAAAGCAGATTTTTAACGTTATAGAATTACAAAGACCTAGAAGAAGATAAGTATGGGAGCATGGTTAATCATATTTATATTTATTGCAATACTTGCTCAAATATATACCTGTAATAGATATTCGGTAATAAAGCGCAAATTTGATAGGCTAACAAATCAATATAACACTATCTTTAAAGAGAATGAAGAAAATAAGAAATACGTAGGCTTCTTAGATAAAGCTGTATCGGAAGCTAAATATTTCCGGGCAAAATATAATGAATGCAGCTCAGAACTCACTATGAGTCAGATTGAAAGCAAAAATTTATTGGAAAAGTTGCGAGAAGCTAATACACAACTTCAATACGAAAGAAATAAAGAACAGATCGAGAAAGACAAAATAAAAGCTAAATTGCTAGAAAAGAAAAAGAAAAGAGAAATAGAAAAATTAGCTCTCCA